GGATTATCTCTGCTGAACCACTATTACAGGTGGAGAATCGCAATCCCAAATCACATTAATTAATTAAATAAATAATATGAATATGGAATTAAGACCAACTATTAATCAATTCAAAGAAAACCTAAAGTTAATTCTAAGAAATGACCAATTTTACATTGGTCTATTTGAGAGGGCATACAGTTATTTTCAGAGAATTGAAAGATTCAATGGTTTGACTGCAGCACTTAAGATGGCTAAAGAAGTACTTAGATTAACATCTAGGTATTTTCTTGATCAGGAGACTGGTAAACAGCTTGGGCCTTTTTGGCTCAAAACTAATAAATCAGGAATCCCTCGTCATCTTAGACTTCGTGGTATTAAAGGTATTAAGAACGATCCTACTAAACAACGTTTAGTACTTACAGTACTTTCGTACTATAAGATGATCGTTAACAAACCTGATGATAATATTTCTACTATCATCTCACCACAGAAATCCTCAAATATAGACTCTACTATCACAGATATAAAGAGTTATATACCTCAAATCCTAAAAGAGTTGAGGATATCTAGCTTCAATAAAAGTGATAGATCACCTATACATGTTACTACCAAAGCTGGAGCCAATGGCCCCAAGGCTATGGGTAGGACAAGTATACTAGATTTAGAGGCGATTCTTAATGAAGGAGTTATAGATAATGTTATTTCTCTTTCTAGTTTAGTTTACACTGAACAAAGACAAAAGGAATTATTATCTTTAATCGATTCCACTAAGAAACTCATAGATCATGAGAATCCAAGTACAGATCTAAAAGGATTACGTCTCCACTTCATTGCTGAAGGGGGGGGTAAAACTCGTTGTATCTGTATTGGAGACATATGAACCCAAATAGTCTTGAAACCAATCCATGAATTTATCATGAAGAGTTTAAAGGGTCTAGATGGGGATGGTTCATTTTCACACAATAATTTAGCTACCAAGCTAAAAGATTGGACAAAGAATGAAGGATTTTACTGTTATGACCTTACGGCCGCAACAGATAGAATGCCTATTTCATTACAAGTAGAGGTATTAAAACCTTTACTTGGAGATGAGATAACATCACTATGATCCAAACTACTTGTAGATAGAAATATCTATTTTGGTAAGGAGCCTATACGTTATGCTGTTGGACAACCCATGGGTTTATTAAGCTCATGAGCTTCAATGGCATTGACGCATCATATCATCATACAATATTGTTTTATGAAACATAATGTTCCTAAAAACATGCGCAAGTATTGCGTAATTGGTGATGATATGGCTATATCTGGTGATAAAGTGGCCTCGGAGTATATACGGGTGATAGAATCACTTGGGATGGAGATTTCTTTAGGGAAATCTGTTATACCATCACAATTATCCAATTCGGCAGAAATCGCTAAGCGATACTTTCGAAATGGAATTGAACTATCACCTATTACACCGAAACAAATCTCTCTTGCGACAAATGGTCTTAACGACCTATTGTCTTTGGAAAGATCTTTATTCGACAGAGGATTCTACCCCGCCATCACTGGCGAGGAGAATTCCACGTTAAAAGAGATCACACACCCGAGGGCTCTAAGCAGGGAATCAATCATCACTTCTTTCCTTAAAAGGATTAAGAAGAGCGAAAGATACTCTGCCTACATTTTCTGCACATCTCCATTATTTAAAACCATCACTGGTTTTGAATTGCCCAAAACTTCACACCCGATTTCTCGGTTACATGAAGTGTTATGGGGGAAGTTGTACGGGTTTCAACACCAGTACGAACAATTTCTAACGAAATTGCTTGCGGAGAAAATAGTAGATTACGAACAAAGTTCTCGCGAACTTTTAAGTTCTACTTTTCGAGCTGACAAGGAGACTTACTCACCACTAGTTGATTCTTTCTTCAAAACATCTATTGATGAAATGAAGAAGATACTATGTGTTTATAATACCCCTTACGAGGGCGAAGAGGGAGACAGTGATGATCTTTTAGATCAGACTGATCCAGCATTCGTCATGTTTGAGATATTGAGTAGGCCTAATCCTGCTGATAAACCTCTTTTTCAAAGGAGATTTAATCAGAAGATAAAACTTAAAGAGTCAATTTTGATTAAATTCTTAAAATCTAATTGGATGGTTAAGTTACCACCAATTACTATTTTAGATAAATAATCAAGAATTTGTCTTTTAACACGGGGGGGTTAATCCCGTGTTCCAACTTACGTTGGAGTTTTCTTTGAAAC